CTTAATCAGGTCTGCAGTTGTCCAGTAGCCAGCTTCCCAAAGAGAGTTTGACAACTCAACATAGGAAGCGAGCTCACGAGCATCTCTAGTACCTCGACGACCCCAACTGGTCCGTAAACGGATGGGTGTGACTTCGACGCCTTTATAGGCGTCGCACCCGCAAGATTCTCGAAAGAATCCGCCAGTGCAGCATTTGCCCTGATTGAACATGAGTCCAAATTCAGGGAATAACTGCAGTAAGGGAGCATAGTCTTCGCTCCTCACTATAATGTCGTCGCCATACACGTAGACAGAATCGCAGGCTTGCGCCCACGCTGCCTCAGCGAATCGGTCAGGATCCCTACCCCAGATTATGGGTTGAGGATACTGAGCTCGATAACGTGTATAGAGCACCGAGACAGCCAGTGCATAGAAGCATAGCGCCTCAATAGGGAAACAGACGGCTGACCCCATCGGAGCAAACTTACTTAGATGCACCACTCTACCATCTGGCAATCGAGTATACTCACTTCGGGATGCTTTTAAACATTCCAATAGCGAGGTACCTCCGAATAGTTCTTCAACTAAACGGAGGGTTACTCTGTCGCTAGCGTCCTTCATATCCAGTGTCGCGTAACTTTGGTCACGCGAGGCCAATAAGGCGAGGTCCCGATTGATCGTTTGGTCCGTAAAATTTACGTGACCGCGTGTCATCTCGTGATTCTCAATCCAGTCGTATAATTTACGCTGAATGCCTTGCTGGATCCATTGGAGTTCCAACGGTTCACAGGATATGAGTCTAGGTCCACGAGAATCTTTAGGTACGAGAACGACTTTCGCCGTTCCGTAATCTAATTCTTCAAGGGACTGGATCCAGTCGAGCTGGTCTGAGATCTGGTTAGATCCCAGAACGAAGTAATCCGTAAACGGATATATTCGTTCGAGGTGAGTGTAAAGGCGGGAGAAGTTTGACTTTTCTCCGACCGACTCACCAGTCGATACAGCTCCTGGGCCGTGACGGGGGATAATCTCCCGACCGTCAAACCCGCTGAAAAGCCGGCTAATAAAAAGCCGAGCTCTCTGAAGGACCGGATAGACCGAGGAGCGGAACTCCAATTGATGGAGTTCATCCTCAGTCTTGACGAATGACTCAATGAC